GAATGAGGAAAATAGAATGGCACTCTCTACACCGTCCGAATCACCTGCGGTTGTTGTCAAAGAAATAGACCTGACTGGTGGCGTGCCTAATGTCCAGTCAACTACAGGCGCAACTGTAATAAATTCACTATGGGGTCCAGTTGAACAAAGAGTTAAGATTAGTTCAGAACAAGAATTAGTTGATACCTTTGGCGCACCAGATTCCGCAACAACGTTTTCATTTCATAGAGCTAATTTCTTTTTAAAATACTCTAACTCACTTCAAACTGTAAGAGTAATTGATTCTGTTGCTAAAAATGCAGTGTCAACTACAGGTCAAACAGCTGCAGCTACAGCTGCTGGATTACCAACAGAAGTTGTGAAAAATGAAGCAGATTTTAATTCACAGCTATCAGGCTTAGACGCCGATCTGCACACCTTTGTAGCAAAATATCCTGGAACACTAGGTAATAGTTTACAGGTGTCAATATGCCCATACTCAGAAGGAGATTCAGCCTTTGGTACTTGGTCATATAAAAATGAATTCGATGCTGCACCTGGAACATCTACATTTGCTAGTAATAATAATGCAAGTAATGATGAAGTTCATGTTGCTATCATCGACAAAGGAGGCAAATTTACAGGTACTCAAGGCACAATACTTGAAAGATATGCTTTCGCTTCATTAGGATCTAATGCTAAAAATACAGATGGTACTACTAATTATATTAAAGACATAATTAACAATACATCTCAATATGTATGGCATGTAGATTTTGATTCAGATTTTCAAAATACGTTAGGTTCTCAAGCTGCTGCTGGTACAGCAATAGACAGTGGAGACAACTTCGCAAAAGTAACTGGTACTCTTAATACAGATATTGATTATGATTTTGGCGGAGGTGTTGATGTTGATACATTTACAACTTCTGATATTTTATCAGGCTACGATCTTTTTGAAGACAAGGACCAAGTTGAAATAGATTTTATATTTTGTCCTGGTATGACTTCTAGAACAGATCAAACTACAGTAGTAAATGATTTAGTAGCTACTGCTCAATCATTAAGAAAAGACTGTGTAGTTGTTGCTTCACCAGCAAGAAACGATGTTCTTAATATAAATAGTGCTAGTGATATAATTACAAATATTGTAGCAACTGGAGATACTTTTACGAAATCTTCATACTTAATTATGGATGGAAATTATCTTAAAGTGTATGATAAATTTAATGATCAATACATAGAGATACCTGCTAGTTCATCAACTGCTGGAATAATGGCAGCTACTGATTTAAATAGAGCACCTTGGTTTTCACCAGCTGGTTCGCGAAGAGGACAGTATTTAGGAATAACTTCAATTGCTTTTTCACCAACAAAGCCTCAAAGAGATACTCTTTATAAAGCCGGTGTAAATCCAATAGCAAATATTCCAGGAGCTGGTGTAATATTGTTTGGCGATAAAACAAAACTTGCAAGACCTTCTGCATTTGATAGAATCAATGTAAGAAGATTGTTTTTAGTTCTTGAAAGAGCAATTTCTAGAGCAGCAGAACAAGTACTCTTTGAATTCAACGATGAATTTACAAGAGCCGAGTTTGTTAACATCGTCGAGCCAGTATTACGTGAAGTAAAAGGTAGACGAGGTATCACAGACTTTAGAGTTGTAGCAGATGAAACTAATAATACACCTGCAGTGATCGATAGAAATGAGTTTATCGCAAGTATCTTCATTAAGCCGGCTAGATCTATCAACTATGTTACACTTAACTTTGTAGCTGTTAGAACTGGTGTCGACTTTGAAGAAGTCGTTGGCACAGTTTAGGAGGTAGAAAATGGCAGTATTAGGCGTAGATGATTTTAAATCAAAGCTTAGAGGCGGTGGGGCTCGTCCTAACCTCTTCAAAGCTACAATAAACTTTCCTGGCTATGCTAATGGAGATGCAGAACTGACATCGTTTCTTTGTGAAACCGCTCAGCTACCTGGATCTACATTAGGTCAAATTCTCGTACCATTTCGTGGTCGACAATTAAAAATGGCCGGAGATAGAACTTTCGATGTGTGGACAGTCACAATTATCAATGATACTGATTTTGCTATCAGAAATGCAATGGAAAGATGGATGAACGGTATGAATGCACATAGTGCAAATACTGGTCTTACAACTCCAGTTGCATACGAAGCAGATCTTTTCGTTGAGCAATTAGACAGGTCAGGCGATACACTTAAGAAGTACACCTTTAGGGGGTCATATCCACAAGATTTGTCACCTATAGATCTCAATTATGGAACTAATGATGAGATTGAAAGGTTTACTGTAACGTTTGCGTATCAATATTACGATACAGATACCACTAGTTAAGGCAATATAAATAGTAGGAGGGCTACAGTCCTCCTTACTATAAAGGAATTCTAAATGGCAGAAAATTCAATTAAATTATTTGGTTTTGAAATAACAAGAGCAAAGGATAAAAAATCACTTGCTTCACCCGTTCCGCCAAGAGACGACGATGGTGCTGGATATGTCACTGCAACAGCCGGTGGTGCGCACTACGGTCATTATATTAATATGGATGGAGATGATTCTAAAGATAATGCTCAGCTTATATTAAAGTACAGAGGGAGTGCTATGCACCCGGAAGCTGATGCAGCTATTGAAGATATTGTAAATGAATCCATAACAGCAAATGAATTAAAACCAGCAGTTGCTATAAACTTAGATAATGTACCGCTTAGTGATTCAATTAAAAAACAAATGAATGAAGAGTTTGAAAAAATTTATAACATGTTAAATTTTAAAGAACTTGGTCATGATATATTTAGAAGATGGTATATTGATGGAAGATTATACCACCATTTAGTGGTTGACGAATCTAATTTAGCAGCAGGTATACAAGAAATAAGATATATTGATGCTGCAAAAATGAGGAAAGTAAAACAAGTTAAAACTAAAAAAGATCCATTGACTGGAGCAAAACTTGTTGAAAAGGTTGATGAATTTTATATATTTCAAGAGAAACCAGGAGCACAAAATGCTGGCGTAAAAATGACTCTTGATTCAGTAAGTTATATTACTTCTGGACTTTTAGACGAAACTAGAAAGAAAGTTATTTCTTATTTACATAAAGCTCTTAAGCCTATAACACAATTAAGAATGATGGAAGATTCTCTTGTAATTTATAGATTAGCAAGAGCTCCTGAAAGAAGAATGTTTTATATTGATGTAGGTAACTTACCAAGAGGTAAAGCCGAGCAATATATGAAAGATATCATGTCAAAGTATCGTAATAAATTAGTGTATGATGCTAAAACTGGTGAAATAAGAGATGACAGAAAACATATGTCAATGCTCGAAGATTTTTGGTTACCAAGAAGAGAAGGTGGCCGAGGTACTGAAATTTCAACTTTACCTGGTGGAGAAAACTTAGGACAGATTGATGATATTATATATTTTCAAAAGAGATTATATAGATCACTTAACGTTCCTATGAACAGACTTGAACAAGAACAACAGTTTTCTTTAGGAAGAGCTACTGAAATAAGTAGAGATGAATTAAAGTTTCAAAAGTTTATCGATCGTTTAAGAAATAGATTTGCAAATTTATTTTATGATATCTTAAGAAAACAATTAATAATGAAAAATATTATAACTGAAGATGATTGGAATACTTGGAAAAATAAATTGACAATTGATTATTCTCGAGACAATCATTTTTCTGAACTAAAAGAAGCAGAGTTATTAAGAGAAAAAATACAAAGTTTAGATCAAGTTTCACAATATGTTGGAGAATATTTTTCTAAAGAATGGGTACAAAGGAATATTCTACTAATGGACGATGATCAAATTAAGAATATGGAAAAAGAAATTGCAGCCTCACAGGCGCAAGAACCAGACGATGACCAAGGAGCAGTATAATGGATAATGTCGAAAATATTGAAAACACAGAGCAAGAAACAAATCCAATTCAGGATTTAATTAAAGCTTCTCTAGATAAAGACTATAATAATGCAAATAAGATATTCGGTGAAGTTATGACAATAAAAATGTCAGATCTTCTTGATCAAGAAAAAGTCAGAATGGCTGATCAAGTATACAATGGAGCTGAAGAAGAACCAGAAGAAGATCCGGATTTAAATGATGAAAAAGAACATGAAGAAGATTTAGAATCTGAAGAAACTGATGAAGAGCCTGAAGACGAAGAAGTGTAAATCATAAAAAGTATAAATATAACTAACATGAAAACTTTTTTACAACTAAGAGAATTAACAGGAAGAAAGCCTATAGGTAAACCGGTATTTGATAAAAAGATTAATCGTGTTCCTGTTAAGATTCATAATGAAAAAAATAAATTTGTTGTTTATATTGATGGCGATAGATTGGATGCTTACAACTCTCAAAGAGAAGCTGAGAAAGCTGCAATTGAATTTATGAAACAATATAGAGGTTAATATGAAACTAATATCAGAATTTGTAGAAAACGATATTGAGTTCTTAATTACCGAAGATAAAAAAACTGGTAAAAAGAATTATGGTATTCAAGGAATCTTTGCACAAGCAGAGACTAAGAATCGAAACGGTCGTATATATCCAATGCCAGTAATGGAAAAGGCACTAGGTAAATATAATAATGACCAAGTGTCAAAAGGAAGAGCAGTTGGAGAACTGAATCATCCTGAAGGTCCGACCGTTAATTTAGATAAAGTTTCTCACAAGATTAATGAACTCAAATTTGAGGGAAATAATATTGTGGGCAAAGCATCGATACTGAACACCCCTATGGGAGAAGTTGTTAAAGGCTTACTCGATGGCGGAGTTACTTTCGGTGTATCGACTCGTGGTATGGGAAGTTTGAGCCAGCGTAATAACGCAATGGTCGTCAACGACGATTATATTCTTAACGCGGTAGACATCGTGCAAGATCCATCCGCACCTAGCGCTTTTGTTAATGGGATAATGGAAGGTGTTGAATGGGTTTGGAATAACGGTATTATAGAAGCACAAACAATTGAAAGAATGGAGACTGAAATTAAAAAGGCTCCACGCGCTGATCTCTATGAGACACAAGTTCGTGAGTTCAAAAATTTCCTCTCGTTATTAAAATCAAAATAAGGAGTCTAATATGACTGATAAAGAAATAGTCGAAGATCAGGACGTGGAACTCCAAGAAGACGATGAGGAAATCTTGGAAATGAAACACGATCCTAAGAATGCTGAAGCTCAGTCAGTTGCTTCTATTGACAAAGCAGGTGATGCTACTGGAACCGCTCCAAAGCGTAAAGGTGACAACACTAAGAAAGATCCAATGCCAAAAACTAAAGCAGGCATGATTGCTTCTCTAGTTGGAAAAATGCAAGGCATGAAAAAAGAAGCTTTAATGGCTATGTACAATAGTACAGATCCTGAAGCCTTTGACGGCGAAGCGATCGCTGAAGAAGAAATTAAAGATCAAGTTCAAATTGAAGTTGACTTTAAAGATGATCTTAAAGCACTTGTTAATGAAGAAGCTACACTGTCTGATGAATTCAAGCAGAAAGCAGAAACTATCTTTGAAGCTGCAATCAATACAAAAATAAATGCAGAGATTGACAGATTAGAAGAGAAGTATAATGAGGAGCTTTCAGAAGAAATCGAAAGCACCAAAAAGGACCTTGTGGAAAAAGTAGACAGCTACCTAAACTACGTAGTTGAGGGCTGGATGGAAGACAACAAGTTAGCAATCCAAAATGGTTTAAGAACTGAAATTGCTGAAGATTTTATGAATAAGTTAAAAGACTTATTTGTTGAGTCTCACATTGAAGTGCCAGAAGATAAAGTTGATCTTGTTGACGAACTCGCAGACAACGTTGAAGAACTTGAGGCTAAACTCAATGAATCAACTGAAAGGTCAATTCAAATGGCTGAAGAGTTAGAGACATATAAGAGGGAGTCTGTCATTAGAGAGGCAACCAAAGATTTGGCTGAAACTCAAGTCGAAAAGCTAAAGTCATTAGCAGAAAACGTAGATTTTGATGACGAAGAAACTTTTGCACAAAAAGTTGCTCAGTTAAAAGAATCATATTTCTCTAAGACTGCAAAAACCCAGGAAGATATCGTTGAAGATGATGATTCACCAGTAGTTGAGTCAACAGGTTCAATGGAGTCTTACCTTAAAGCAATCAAAAAAACTGCAAATAAATAGGGAGTCCTAAAAAATGACAGTATCATACGATAGATTGATCGAAAAGTGGGCACCAGTACTGAACGAAGAGTCAGCTGGTACCATTACAGATCACCATAAGAAAGCTGTGACTGCTGCAGTACTTGAGAATCAGGAAATCGCTCTTAGAGAAGAAGGATTGATCTCAGAAGCAGCTCCAGCAAATGCAACAACATCTGTAGCAAACTGGAATCCAGTATTAATCGCACTTGTAAGACGTGCAATGCCAAACCTAATGGCATATGACGTTTGTGGTGTTCAGCCTATGTCCGGACCAACTGGCTTAATTTTTGCCATGAAGTCAAGATATGGTGGTGGAGACACAGCAAATAGAGAAGCACTATTCAACGAAGCTGAGACTCAGTTTTCTGGTGACAGTGCTGGTACTCACGATTCTGATAACGCATCAGGTCTTAACGGTATTAGTGATACCGATGCTGATAGCACAATTGATGATCAGCGTCTTACATCTCTTGCAGCTGGTGGTATGACAACAGGCGAAGCTGAAAAGTTAGGTTCAACTGGAGAGTCTTCATTCAGAGAGATGGGATTCACTATTGAAAAAGCAACTGTGACTGCTAAGTCAAGAGCTCTAAAAGCTGAATACAGCTTAGAATTAGCTCAAGACCTTAAAGCAATTCACGGTCTTGACGCTGAGACAGAATTGGCAAACATCTTGTCAACAGAAATCTTAGCTGAAATCAATAGAGAAGTTATCAGAACTATTAACTCTCAAGCTAAAACTGGTGCTCTACAATCAAACACTGCAATTAATGGTATCTTTAACGTACAGACAGATGCAGATGGCAGATGGTCAGTAGAAAAGTTTAAAGGACTAATATTACAGATCGAAAGAGAATGTAATCAGATTGCAATCGAGACACGTAGAGGTAAAGGAAACTTTCTCATATGTTCATCTGATGTAGCATCTGCATTAGCTGCAGCTGGTATGTTAGACTATACACCTGCATTATCAACAAACTTAAATGTTGATGACACAGGTAATACTTTTGCTGGTGTTTTAAACGGTAGAACAAGAGTATACATTGACCCGTATGCAAGTGCAAACTATGTAACAGTTGGTTATAAGGGAACTAATCCATATGACGCTGGTATATTCTATTGCCCATACGTTCCATTAACAATGGTACGTGCTGTTGGTGAGGATACATTCCAGCCAAAAATTGGTTTTAAAACCAGATATGGAATGGTATCAAATCCATTTGTAGGCGCAACACCTGCTAATGGCCTAGCCGCTGTTAAGACTAACCAGTACTACAGAATATTCAGAGTTGACAATATTCTAGGTGCTTAAGTCTTAGTACTATAATATCAAAAGAGGGGCGCAAGTCCCTCTTTTTTTTATATAAATAGTATTATGGAAATATTTTTAGTAACATTATTTGTATTCATGTCATTCATAGCTTCAAGCTTGTCACTAGCATCTATGCTTAAGAGACCAATAAAAGGAAGTTGTGGTGGAATAAACTGTAGGTGTAAAGATGGCACTAACCACTAACTTCAATTATCTACAACCTACTGGGTTTAAGCTAGTTATAGATAGAAAAAATTATCCGAATTTAGAATTCTTTTGTCAAGATTTTACTCATGCTGGTGTTATTATGAATAGCGCAGATATTGGATATAAGAAAATTGCAGCTATACCATTTATAGGTGATAAGTTAACTTACAATGAAATGCTAGCAAATATTATTTTAGATGAAGATATGAAGTCTTATATTGAAATGCATAATTGGATGAGAAGAATACTCGATCAAGATAATGTAACACCTTTAGACAGATTTAAAAATGCTACGCAGCGTCCACCTTCACAATCAGATATTACGTTATCAATATTAAATAGTGCAAACAACGCTGTAGCACAAATAACATATAGAGATAGTATACCAGTAGCATTGACTGATATACAGTTTCAAGCAACAAGCGGAGCTGAATCGTTCTTAACATTTGGTGCGTCTTTTAGATTTACGTATTTTGATATTAAAATATTTAATTCAACAACAGGTGCAATTACAGATTCATTTGATGTAACTGGTAGCGTAACTGGTTAATATATATTATTGGAGACATAATGATTGATTTGAAAAAAGTCCACGAAATGTGGCAAACAGACTGTATTATTAATAATAATCAACTCGACGATACTTCTCGTCAAACCCCAATATTACATGCAAAATATATACAAATGTGGTCAACAGCTAAATTAGAATTAAGACGGGCTGAATACGATCAAAAGCGTTTATTAAAAGATAAATGGTTATATTATAATGGAAAGATGGATCAAGAAACTTTAAAAGAAAAAGGCTGGGATCCGGATCCATTTGATGGTCTTAAAATATTAAAAGGTGAAATGGAATATTATTATGATAGTGATCCGGAAATACAAAAATCAGAAGAAAAAATACAATATTGGAAAACAGTAATAGAAACATTAACAGAAATTATTGAAAACTTAAAATGGCGTCATCAAACGATATCAAATATAATTAAATGGAAACAATTCGAGTCAGGAAATTAAATCATTCAATCCTAAAGGTTGACTGCGATAGAGGCGTAGGAGCAGAACTTAGAGAATTCTTTTCTTTCTATGTGCCTGGTTATAAGTTTATGCCGGCATATCGCAATAGGTTGTGGGACGGTAAAATAAGATTATATAATCAAATTACTGGTGAAATATCTGCAGGACTATTTCCACAAATACTTTCCTTTGCTGAAAGCAGAGAATACGAAATTGATATAGAAGAATCAGAATACGGTAGTCCTAATGAAGGTAATAAAATTAATCCGGATTTTATGATGAAATTTATTGATGCGTTAAATTTACCTTTTAAAATAAGAGATTATCAATTTGATGCAGTATGCACAGGAATACAAAGAAAGAATGCTATTCTTTTATCACCAACAGGTTCTGGCAAATCATTAATAATATATGTTCTTATGAGATACTTACTATCATCTTTCGAAAAAGATGTTCTTATAATAGTACCAACTACTTCTTTAGTTGAACAAATGTATAATGATTTTAAAACTTATGGTTATGATGTAGAAAAAAATTGTCATAGAATATATTCAGGTAAAGATAAAAATACAACTAAGAGAGTTATTATTAGCACATGGCAATCTATATACAGATTTCAGCACGATTGGTTTCATCGGTTTGGTAACGTGTTTGGAGATGAGTGTCATGGATTTAAATCAAAATCATTAACAACGATAATGAATAAATGTACTGAAGCTGAATATAGATTTGGCACAACAGGAACGTTAGATGGTGCACTTACACACGAGTTAGTATTACAAGGATTGTTTGGAAAAGTTTATAGAGTTACAAGCACAAGAGCTTTACAAGATAACGATACTCTTGCAAAATTAGCAATTAAAAGAATCATATTAAATTATAGTGAACAAGTTAAAAAAGATTTTGGTAAAAAAACATATCAAGAAGAATTAGAATTTATAGTTACAAACAGTAAGCGCAATTCATTTATAAAAAACTTAACACTTGACCTTAAAGGTAATACATTGCTTTTATATAACTACGTAGAAAAGCACGGTAAACCTCTTTACAAGTTAATAAAAGATGAAGTAGATGAAACACGCAAAGTTTTTTTTGTATCTGGCGAAACTGCTGCTACAGATAGAGAAGCTATAAGAGCGATAGTAGAAAAACAGAAAGATTCGATTACGGTGGCATCTCTAGGTACATTTAGTACGGGTATAAATATTAGGAATCTACATAATATTGTCTTTGCATCACCGTCTAAATCTCAGATAAGAGTATTGCAAAGCATAGGAAGAGGTTTAAGAAAAACAGATGATGGCAAAAGTACAGCACTTTATGATATCATTGATGATATAACTTGGAAGTCTAAAAAGAATTTTGGCATATTACATGCTGATGAAAGACTTAGAATATACGGAAGAGAAAAATTTAATCATAAAACTTATAGAGTAGATCTATGACTATAAAACAATTTAAACTTACTAATAATGATGAAATAATATGTGAAGTTGTTGAATGGGATACCGGTGATGAATCCGGCGACGTTCTTATAAAAAAGGCTTTAAAGGTTGTTTCAGTTGAAGACTATCAAAGAGGTTGGAGATTCTTTGCTTTTAGACCATGGATGTCATTTCAAGATGATCCGGAATCTATGCAAGCTTTAAATTCTTCTCATATAATTGTAACTACGATTCCATCTAAAAATATATTAAAACATTATAAAAGATGTTTAAATAGTATAACTAAGGAATCTAAAAACAGTGGTATGGGAAAAAAAATATATGCTAATTTAGATGAAATACAAAATGAATTAAGAGATTTGACAGACGATGAGATGGATGACTTTTTAATTAGAAAATACGGTGCAGTTGAAGAAGATTATGTTTCAGATTCTGATGATAGTAATAAAATAATTAAATTTAAACCTAAAAGTACTTTCCATTAATAGGGTATATCCCCTCTTCCTCAGATATACTATCTTATTTTACCACACTTTTCACCATTTGTACACTACTATTTTTAACACTAAGAGAAATAAAATATATGAAAATAGATATGAAAATTTTTAAACATAGAATGGATAATTTTTTTAAATGGGTTAAAGGAACTGAATTAGTTGAACTTGATTATATTGACGTTACAGAAGATCCTGTAAGACCAGAACTTGATGTAGAATTTAGATTAAATTATAATCGTAAAATTTTTGGTTTAAAATATCAAGATAATATTGAAGGTATTATTTGTGTTGCTTATACAAATGATGTACCACATAATATTAAAGAATTAGATCTCATGAGCCAGAATGCATATTATAAAAAAGATCCTAACACAGCGGTAGCTTATACGGTCTGGTCACGTAAAAGGGGTGCTGGTAAAGAAATCGTAAGAAAGTTATCAGAACATTGTAAAAAGTTTTCTTATATAGAAAAATTAGTTACGCTTTCACCATTAACACCTATGGCTACGCATTTTCATATTAGTAATGGTGCAAAATTAATAAGCATTAATCACACATCACAAAACTTTGAATACAAATTATTATCTTAAAAGAAAAAAAATTATTGTACTTTTAGTAAAAACTAGTGTATAATAATACTATAAAATAAAGGTTTAAACAATGACACGTAAAAAAAGTATACATTATGTCAATAATTCTGAATTCTCCACTGCTGTAGTTGAATATGTTAAGAAAGCAAATGAAGCCAGAGAAAATGACAAAAAGATTCCTACAGTACCAGATTATATAGCTCAATGTTTTCTTAGAATAGCAGAAGGTTTATCACACAAAGCAAACTTTATAAGATATACGTATAGAGAAGAAATGGTAATGGATGCAGTTGAAAATTGTTTAAAGGCAATTGGAAACTATAATTTAGAAGCAGCAACAAGAACTGGTAAACCAAATGCTTTTGCATATTTTACACAAATTACTTGGTACGCATTCTTAAGAAGAATAACAAAAGAAAAAAAACAACAAGAAATAAAAATGAAGTACTTAACTAAATCTGGTATTGATAGCTTTATTGATGTAGGAACAGAAGGAGTAGCTACTGATACAGCTACACATTTTGTAGATACATTAAGGGACAGAATTCAAAGAGTGCGAAGTACAGATGAAGAGATAAAAGAAATAGTTAAAAAAGAAAAAAAGAAACGTAAAGTTAAAATAGCGGATTCAGATTTAAGCGAGTTTATGTAATGAAAATAGCTATATTGACTGATACACATTGCGGTATTAGAAATTCATCTGAAGTTTTTTTAGATAATGCTGAAGATTTTTATACAAATATATTTTTTCCAGAGTGTGAAAAGCGTGGTATAAAACAAATAGTACATCTAGGTGATTATTATGATCATCGTAAGTTTGTAAATTTTAAAGCTCTTAATCAGAATAGAAGAGTGTTCTTAGATCAATTAAGAAAACATAATATGACGATGGATATTATACCAGGGAATCACGATACTTATTATAAAAATACAAATGAACTTAATGCATTAAAAGAATGTCTAGGACATTATATGAATGAAATCCATATTGTTATGGAGCCAACTGTTATGCAATACGGATCATTGAGTATGGGTCTTCTTCCGTGGATATGCGCAGATAACTATGAACAATCTATGAACTTTATAAGAGACTGCAAAGCTGATTGGTTAGGTGCACACCTTGAATTGGCTAACTTTGAAATGGGAAGAGGCATTATGGCTCATAGTGGTATGGATCCTAAGTTGTTTAAAAAATTCGAACAAGTATTATCAGGACATTATCATACAGCATCTAAAAAAGACAATATATGGTACCTTGGTAACCCTATGGAATTTTATTGGTCAGATGCACATGATCCAAAATATTTTCATATACTTGATACTGAAACGAGACAAATAGAAAAAATAAGAAATAATTACACTTTATTTGAAAAAATTGTGTACAATGACAAAGAAATAGATTATAATAACTATAGTAAAAACTTATCTAAAAAGTTTGTTAAAGTTGTAGTTGCAGAAAAATCTGATCCATTTACATTTGACAGATTTATTGATAACATTCAAAATCAAGATATTTATGAATTAAAGATTGCAGAAAACTTTAATGAGTTTATGGGTGAGAATGTTGAAGACGAAGACATGAGTTTTGAAGATACAGTTGAAATAGTTGATACTTATATTGAAGCAGTAGATACTGATTTGGATAAAGACAAAATTAAAGTTCAAATGAGAGAATTAATGACTGAAGCACAGGCACTTGAAATAGCATGATAATTTTTAAATCTATTAAGTATAAAAACTTTTTATCTTCTGGTAATTATTTTACTGAAATACCACTAGATAAACATAAATCAACTCTTATAGTTGGTCATAATGGTGCAGGTAAATCAACAATACTTGATGCCATATCATTTGCATTGTTTGGCAAACCTCATCGTAAGATAAGTAAGAGCCAACTTGTAAATTCTATAAATCAAAAACAAGCAGTTGTTGAAGTTGAGTTTACTATAGGCAAAGCTCAATTTAAAATTGTAAGAGGCATAAGGCCTAATATTTTTGAAATATGGAAAGATGGAAGCATGATTAATCAATCATCGCATTCTTTAGAATACCAGAAGATCCTTGAACAAAATATTTTAAAACTTAATCATAAAAGTTTTCATCAAGTGGTAGTATTAGGTTCGTCATCTTTTATCCCTTTTATGCAGCTTAATGCTGGCCACCGTAGAAATGTTATCGAGGATCTTCTGGATATTAATATATTTTCAAAAATGAATATCATATTAAGAGAAAGAAATTCTATACTTAAAGAAAATATTAATAAAATAAACAATGATACTAATATTGTTAAAAGTAAAATAGAACAACAAACAAAATATATACGTGATATTGCAGCAGTTACTCAAGAAAACAGAAGTAAATATGAAAAGCAAATTAAAAAAGCTCAAGAAAAAATAAACATCTTACAAAATGAAAATAGTGAACTAAGTAAAGAACTTGAGTCAAACACTGCTAGCGATGAATTAAAGAAACTACAAACAGAAAAAAATAAAATTATAAGTGATGTTGCTACTATAAAGCAGGAAATGAAAACCATAGCAAAACGTGGTATGTTCTTAGAGAAAAATGATGAATGTCCTACGTGTGAACAACCTATTCAGAATAAAGACAAACTTATAACTGAAACAAAGAATGAAGCTTATCAAGTTCAAACTTCTTTAAGTGGAGTAGAAAATAGTGGGGCATTAATTGATGCTAAGATTTCTTCATTGGAAGACGTAATTGCTAGCATAAGAAAAAAGACTGATACTATCAATGTAAACAATAGAGAAATTGTATCTTTAAATCAAAGCAATCAAGATTTACAAAAATATTTAGAAAGCGAAGTTGCGGCTGACTTAACTGGTGCTAAAAAAGATTTAGAAAAAATGAATAGCGATAAAGAAAGTTTATTCGAAGAAAAATTAAGACTTAATGAGCAGTTTGGATATAATGGTGTTATAGCCGAGATGCTAAGAGATACTGGTATTAAAACAAAAATAATAAAACAATACTTACCAGTAATTAATAAACTTGTTAATCAATATCTACAAACACTAGATTTCTTTGTTCATTTTAATTTAGATGAAAACTTTAATGAAACTATAAGATCTAGACATAGAGACGATTTTACATATGATTCATTTAGCGAAGGCGAAAAACAAAGAATTGATTTATCTTTGCTATTTACGTGGAGACAAATAGCAAAGATGAAAAACTCAGTAGCTACTAACCTACTGGTACTCGACGAAACATTCGATTCTTCTCTTGACCATGATGGAATCGAAAATCTACTTAAGATATTATATACTCTTGATGAAGGTAGTAATACTTTTATTATATCTCATAAGGGTGATATACTTGATGGAAAATTTGAGTCGAAAATTGAATTTGTAAAAGATAGAAATTTCTCTAAGATTAAAAATTAAATGTTTACTTTTACTAAAAAATGGTGTATAATATATTATAAAATTAAAAAGGACTCTTTACATAATGCAAGAAATGTATCAATTAAATCCGCGTGAAACATATCTTCAACCATTTTTAAAGTTACAAGAATGGGGACTTACTCAACAAATGATTGACACTATTAAAAATTCAATGAAAGTTAGTCCTGCAGGATTTTATGGAAGTGATAATAAAGATAGTAACTTAATTCGCAGCACAGATGTTGATTGGATTGATTTTTATATGCATCAAGAATTTTATTCAGCGCTTAATAATGTTATTCATCGTGCAAATAATGAATTATTTAAATATGCAATTACACACTTAGAACCTTGTCAATATGGTGTTTATGCTGCTGACAAAAGTGGACATTATGACACGCACACAGACGGTGATTTTAAAGGACAATTTGGATATGTTAGAAAAATATCATTTAGCATTCTTATTAGTGATCCAAAAGATTTTGAAGGTGGTGAATTGTTGTTATTACCACACTTTGAAGGAATAAAAACAAATTTACAAAAAAATGAAATTTGTTTTTTTCCAAGCTGGTTACCACATAAAGTAACTCCTGTTACTAAAGGTAGCCGTACAAGTATTGTAGGCTGGATACAAGGTCCAGATTTTGTATAAAATTAAAAAGGAAGGTTTATTATGGAATTAAGTGAAAACACTTTACAAATCTTAAGAAATTTTTCAGGCATTAATCAAAATTTATTGATTAAATCTGGATCGAATATTAAGACTATTAGCGAAGCACGAAATGTGGTAGCAACTGCCGATGTTACCGAAAACTTCGAAAAAGATTTCGGCATTTACGATTTAAGTGAATTCATTGGAGTAATGGGATTAGTCGATACTCCAACACTAAAATTTGAAGATGACTTTGTTACTGTTTCTGATTCATCAGGTAGATCTAAAGTAAAATATTTCTATGCTGCAGAAGAAACGCTAACGTCACCTGCAAAAGATGTGACCATGCCAGATGGTGATGTTAAGTTTACATTAGATAATGAAACTCTTAACAAGTTAAAAAAAGCTGCATCAACACTTGGTCATAGCGAAGTATCAATAAAAGCAAATAACGGTGTATTAAGTCTTTCTATTGTTGAAAGTCAAAATGTAACATCAAATGCTTTTTCAATTGATATTGATGGTGATTTTAAACAGGACGCTGTATTTAATTTCATCATAAGTATTTCTAATCTTAAAATTCTTCCAGGCGATTATGATGTAGAAATATCTTCTAAATTAATAACGCAATTCAAACATAAAGAATTACCTTTAAAGTATTGGATTGCACTTGAAAAAACCTCAACATACGGAGCATAATGACATGTCAGATAATTTAACTCAACTTAAAGATCTTGCTAATAAAGCAAGTAGAAGTACAGTAGCTGTAATAGATGCTGTAACTCAAAGAGGTGGATTTAAAGGTGAAGAACTTTCCACTATTGGTAGCTTAAGAGACCAGTGTATTCAAATCATTCAAATTAGTGAAGCACTTCAACAAGAAGATGCTATGAATGATACAAGTGCTCAACCTGAAGTAAAAGATAAGAAATGAGTGTAGACTTTCTATGGGTTGAAAAATATAGACCTAAGTCTATATCAGATGTAGTCTTACCTCAAACTTTAAAACAAACCTTCCAAAAAATAGTTGACAGTAAAGAACTCCCTAATATGCTTTTTACTGGCACAGCTGGTTTAGGTAAGACTACAGTCGCACGAGCTCTATGCAATGAGCTCGGTTGCGATTATATTCTTATTAATGGTTCTGAGGAAGGTAATATTGATACGTTAAGAACCAAGATAAAACAATTTGCATCATCAGTTTCACTTCAAGGTGGCTACAAAGTTGTGATACTCGATGAAGCTGACTATTTAAATCCACAATCAACACAACCAGCATTACGTGGATTTATAGAAGAATTTTCAAAAAACTGTAGATTTATTCTTACATGTAATTTTAAGAATAGAATAATTGAACCACTTCATTCAAGATGTGGTGTATATGAATTCAATACATCTAAAAAATCTATGATTGAATTATGTGAATCATTCATGGATAGATGTAAGACAATATTAGATAATGAACAAGTTAAATATGATACTAAACCGGTTGCAGAACTAATAATAAAGTTTGCACCAGATTGGCGTAGAGTATTAAATGAATTACAAAGATACTCTGTTAATGGAAAAATTGATTCAGGAATTGTTTCAAATTTGCAAGATAAAAACTTTGATGATTTATTCTCTCATTTAAAAAATAAAAATTTTAAAAGTATGCGTTCTTGGGTTGTTAACAATATAGATACAGATGCAAGCGCTATTTTTAGAGCTATATACGATAGGATGACAGATAAAGTTGCACCACAATCAATACCACAACTTGTACTTTTGCTTGCAGATTATCAATATAAAAATGCATTTGTAGCTGATCACGAACTTAATGTAGTAGCATGTTTAACGGAGGTAATGTCAGATGTCCAGTTCAATTAAATTAACTTTGTATACTCAAGATGATTGTCAATACTGTAATGTATTGAAAAGAAAACTTTTAGAGTGGAATTATTCATATAGAGAAGTTAACGTAAGCTACGACTTATTTGCTAAAGATTTTTTAAAAAATGAAGGACATCGAACAGTTCCTCAACTTTACTGGAATAATTTGCACTTAAATAAAATGCCAACCCTAGAACTTCAAAAAAGAGATATTGAAGCTGAAATAAATTATGAAGACTATATTGGTGGAGTCGAAAATTGGGGAATACAAAAAAGAGCATAAAAACATTATGGCATTATTGGTGTAAGGCTATGGGTAGTCATGCATACGATAATAATAAGAAAGACGACTATGTTCATAATTCTATTAGATCGTTATGGGTGTTACTTCATATAGTTACTTGCTTTGCAATTATATTAAATGCTATAGCTAATCATGGTTGGAGTTTAATAGGATTATGATATTAGAAGCACTATCAATAATAGTTTCTCTCGGTATCTTGTATATTGTGTGGGATAGCTTATACACGCGCTATAAAGAAAAAGAGTGGAGACGTAACAATCCAGATGAATACACATGGTTAGAGCAACCAGTAAAAAAGGATAAAGGATTATGAATCCCTTTGAATATTGTAATGCTATAAATTACACTAAGAAAAATATTATGATAGATGATATCACAGAAAAAGCATACTCATCTTACATGGTAAATCGACAGTTGTCTTACTTTCCAGATACTGTTTTAGCTGCAAATGAAATGAACCGTAATCATCATATTGATAACCGCCTTCAATTTGATTTTTTTATAAATATAATTAGAAAGCGTAAAAGGTTTTCTAAATGGTTCAAACCTGAACAAATTAGTGATTTGGATGTAGTTAAACAGTATTATGGCTATAGTAATGAAAAAGCCCGCCAAGTTTTAACACTCCTATCCACTGATAATATAAACGAATTGAAAAACAAGGTGGCTAAAGGTGGAAGAAAATAATATCGTAGAATGGAACCCAGCAAATATGCTAGAGGTTACACTTAATGAGCCGGACGATTTTCTTAAGATCAAAGAAACACTTACTCGTATAGGTGTGGCATCACGTAAAGATAATAAGTTATATCAATCATGCCATATACTACACAAACAAGGAAGATATTTTATTGTACATTTTAAAGAACTCTTTTTATTAGATGGTAAAAAATCTAATCTTGAAGAGAATGATGTGGGGCGTAGAAACACTATAGCAACACTTATGAGCGATTGGGGATTATTAACAGTAGAAAATAAAGAACAACTACAACCAATAGCACCTTTAAGACAAATTAAAATAATTTCTTTTAAGGATAAAGATCAATGGGAATTATGTCCGAAATACAATATTGGTAATGGAACAAAACAAAATTAAAGAAGCTTATAGAATGTTCTTTTTTATTAAAGGACATATTAATTGTAGTCAAAAAACAGCACTTGATTGTTATGATAACTATTTTAAGCGCTGTTGGTACAACCAAGAGATGTGGATAAGAGAAGAAGCATTTGAAGAAGCTTATGAAAAAAAAATCAGCTGAAGCTATGTACTTTTGAAAAAAAAGTATTATATATATTATAGGATGCCGAATGGTTCGGGTCCGTACAACAACCTTGCTTAACAGGAGGATACTATGACTGGAAACTTTGTTTTCCCAAGGAACGCTTTTTTAGGTTTTGATCACATTTTCGATGCATTGCAAGATATACATACGCATGCAAACGATGGATACCCACCACACAATGTCGTAAGAGAAGAAGATAACAAATATGTTATTGAAATGGCTGTAGCCGGCTTCAAGAAAAAAGACATTGAAATTAAGGTGAAGGAACATATCCTTACCATCGAAGGAAATAGAGATAAACGTAGAGAAGCAGATGCTTATGTACACAAAGGAATAAGTGCACGTAAGTTTAACAAATCATTCAGACTGTCGGAATATACCGAAGTAACTGGTGCAGATCTAACGGATGGAATACTAACTGTCAATTTAGAAGTGGTTCTACCGAAAGAAAAGCAGCCTCGTACAATTAACATAACGTAAATTAAACGAGGAGTCAATAATGACAACTATGGAAATCACTGCATACGCATGCAGTTTTTGTGACGCAGTGTCGTCTTTCTTTAAAAAATCACTTAAGAAAATTCAATTCGGATTGCAAATGTCTGCTAATAAAAGAGTTGCACAAGAATTGTGTTCTTTAGGTTTTTATCAGGATAAAGAATTTAAACAAATTCTACAAAATATGAATGATAAAGCTGTAGAAGAATATTACGGTAAAAAGTAATGTGGCCCTACACTGAAGAAGAAAACGACTACTTATCTTAAAAATAAATGCTAACTAATAAGGAAAGTAAAGATGAAAACTTTAATCTTAGCTGGCGTAATTAGCGTCATAGCTTCTGCTGGTTTTGCAGAAGTAAATAAGCCTGCTTCAACATTCACACCTTACTTTGGTGTTGAGCGTGAAACTGAGGCAAAGATCAATAACACTTTTATTGGAACCACTACAAAATTTGGTGACTTAAGTGTTACTGGTCAAATTAACTGGAACAGTACAACAAATGATCTCAATATGAATCACGAAGGTGCTGATCTAGATATTTCTTATGGTGTAGCTGACACTGTTAGTTTATACCTAAAGAACGATTTCGACACTGATTTTGTACGTACAGAATCAACTGTTGGTGCTAAGATTACTTTCTAATTAAGTGTTAAAGCATAAAGAGGCGGGCCAGTTCCCGCCTTTTTTATTATAAATAGAAATTTATAGGAGGATACAAGATGAATATAGATCAATTAAGAAAAGAACTTGAAGTTGATGAAGGAGTAAAGTATGAAATATATAATGATCATCTCGGCTATCCTACTTTTGGGATTGGCCATCTGGTTATCGATACTGATCCAGAATATGGAGAAGAGGTTGGAACACCTGTCTCAGAAGATAGAGTTGCAGAGGCATTTGATAACGACGTTGAAACAGTCATCGACGACTGCAAAAAATTATACCCCGACTTTGATGAACTCCCAGAAGAATGCCAATTAATCATTGCGAACATGATGTTTAATATGGGTAGACCAAGGCTTAGTAAGTTCAAAGGTATGAAAGCCGGTGTAGATTCTCGAGATTGGAATAAAGCTGCAGATGAAATGATTGATTCTGCATGGTATAGACAAGTTCCAAATAGAGCTGGTAGATTAGTTAAAAGAATGAGAGCACTAGCCTAATGACAGACGATTTAGATTTTGACTTTGGTTTTACTGCTGTAGATGAAAACGAACTTGAAGCTGTTCAAAAAGCAGCAACACAGGCGGAAACTCTTGGAGCATCTGCGCTTAATACTCAAGAAAAAATAGATAAGTTGTACAATGCAATCATTCCATTATTAACAAATTTAAAAAAGAATCCAGAGAAAGAATATATTCTCTGGCCAAATCGATTAGAAAAAGTAGAACAGTTCGAGGATTATATTCAAAAAATTTATCGAAATTAATCCTTTACTTTTAAAGAAAACTGTGGTATAATAACTATAATGAAAAATTTTAAAACATTTTTACTTGAAGCTGAAGGAAAAGGATTAACAATCTTCGATATTGACGAAACCATGTTCATCACTAAAGCTCAAGTAAAAGTTGTTAAAGATGGAAAAGTTGTTAAAAAACTGAATAACCAAGAATTTAATACATATAAGAAAAAATCTGGTGAAGAATATGACTTCGGCGAATTTAAAAACGCCGAAGTATTTAACAAGACGTCAACACCAATCGCGAGAATGATTAATAAAGTTAAAGCGATTTTAAAAAACGCAACAAGAAAAGGTTCAAAGGTTATCATTGTAACTGCAAGACCTAACTTTGATAATAAAAAATTATTTCTAGATACATTTAGAAAACAAGGAATTGACATAGATAAAATCTATGTTGAAAGAGCTGGAAATCTTGGTGCAGGTCCAGCTGCAAAAAATAAAGAAATTATCTTTAAAAAATACTTAGATCAAAAAATATACAAACGTATAAGATTATTTGATGATGCTATGTCAAACTTAAAGGTATTTTTATCATTACAAAAAGATTATCCAGATGTAAGTTTTGAAGCACTATTAGCAAAACCAAATGGCTCAGTATCAAGAGTAAGATGATAACCATAACCGAAAAAGCAAAGGACTATTTAACAGAAATGACATGGGCTAAAGATAAGAAGTATGCATTTCTTTCTGTTAATGGTGGTGGCTGTTCTGGATTTCAATATAAATGGGATATGTTAGATAATCCAGTAGATGGCCATTTAGTAGAAGATATCTTGTACATAGATAGAATTGCAGAAATGTTTGTTATAGGTTGTACAATAGATTATGTTACAGAGTTTGGAGGATCTTATCTTAAGGTCATTAATCCTAACGCAGTCGCTTCTTGTGGTTGCGGTGAAAGCTTTGCTGTGTGAATAGAAAAAAACGTAAAGACGACGATATTGAAATAATGATATTTGCGTTTGTATTCATTATGCTTCAAATTCTTGGTGTATATTTAATTTTTTCAACTTAGATGCATTTTTCCTTTTCGAACTATCATTATACAAACTCGAAAACGGTCGTGATTTTTATCTATAAAATCACATTTTTTCCTTTACATTTACAAAAAACTATTGTATAATAGATCTATAATTGAAGGAGAGCTTATGACTACATTACAACAACATTATATTAAATTTCAATCACTACCAACAATTCCACATAAAATTCAATATTTACAACAAAACCAAAACGAATTATCACACTATAATATCAACATACCAAACCTCATCAACGCCTGGTCTACTAATAATTGGCCTTGGCTTCGTCCAAAATCAACTAACCACCCAGGATTCTAATGGCATTTTACACAAACTTATATCGATACAAAAATAATATCTTCTATCGTGGTTATTCAAATAACGGCGATAGAGTTATTAAAAAAGAACATTACAAACCAAAATTCTACGTCACATCAAATACTAAAACAAATTTTAAAAGTTTAGATGGACAATATGTTGGACCTGTAGAGTTTAACAGTATGTATGAAGCTGGTCAATGGTTCAAAGATAATATTGAAGTATCAGGTAGAAGTATATATGGTAATAAAAGATTTACTACGCAATATGTAATGGATAAGTTTCCACAAGATATTCAATTTGATCGTAATATGATTAATGTTGGTACATTCGATATTGAAACAGATTATGATGATGGCTTTCCATATCCAGACCAAGCTGCTCATACTATATTATCAATATCATATAAGTCAAGTAAATTTTCAACATATCATGTGTGGGGTTATGGCGATTTTAAAACCGAAGACTCTCTTATAAAAGATGTTAAGTATGTTCAATGTAACAGTGAAGAAGAACTTCTTACTAAGTTTATAGAATTCTGGTCTCACCCAGATATTACACCTGATGTTATAACTGGTTGGAATACAAGATTTTTTGATATACCATATATTATTAATCGTGTTTCTAAAGTCTTAGGCATTGAATGGTTATCAAGGTTTTCTCCTTATGGATTACAAATACCACCTCCAAGAATGGTGCCAAGTCGTGGTAAAGAAAATATGGTTTATGAAATTCCTGGAATACAAACACTTGATTACATGGAATTGTTTCAAAAGTTTGGTTATACATATGGTCCACAAGAATCATACGCATTGAATCATATTGCTTATGTTGTACTTGGTGAAAAGAAACTTTCATATGAAGAATCAGGTTCACTTAAAAATCTTTATAAAGATGATTATCAAAAGTACATTGATTATAATATGAAAGATGTTCAACTGGTTGATAGGCTTGAAGAAAAACTTGGATTGATTACTTTAGCTATTACTGTAGCTTATAAAGGTGGTGTTAATTATCAAGACACATTTGGTGTTACGGCCATATGGGAATCAATTATCTGTAGAAAATTAAATCAACACAATATTATAACTCCTCTTACTCAACAGTTTGACGATTATCAAATTATTGGTGCAACTGACACATCTAAAAAGAATCCGTCACCAGCTTTTCGTGAACAAGGTAAAACACATAACATAGCTGGTGGTTATGTAAAAGATCCAATCCCTAAAAAATATCAATGGGTAGTATCATTTGATTTGAATTCTCTATATCCTAATATCATTGTTCAAAACAATATGTCACCAGAAACAATAGTAAGTCATATTGATGATCCTGATAAATACGTTAGAGCTGCTAATGAAACATATTATCGTAAAGATTTTCAAGGTGTACTTCCACAAATCATTGAAGAATATTATGATGAACGTGTATCAGTAAAGAAGATGATGTTGGCTGCTAAATCTCAAATACAAAAAGGTTATACAGTTCAGCTTGATAAAGAAATAAACACTCTTGAAAATCGTCAAGTAGCTATTAAAATCTTGCTTAATAGTTTATATGGTGCACTTGCTAACAAACACTTTTTATATTTCAGACCAGCACTTGCTGAAGGTGTAACTCTTACTGGTCAAAAAGCAATTAAGTGGGCTGAACAAACTATGAATAAAGAATTAAACAAGTTACTTAAGACTGATAAAGATTATGTCATTGCTATTGATACGGATTCTTTATACGTTAACTTTGGACCACTTGTGGAGAAATTCACACCAAAGAATCCCGTTTTATTCTTAGATGAAATTTGCAAGAAACATTTTGAACCTGCTATAGAAAAAGCTTATCATGAATTTTACATTATGCACAATGCATATAAGAATAGAATGGTCATGGCAAGAGAAGCAATATCAGATGTTGGTATCTGGACTGCAAAGAAAAGATATATTCTCAATGTACATAATAATGAAGGTGTTCAATATTCAGAACCAAAACTTAAGATTATGGGTATTGAAGCAATTAAATCATCAACACCTGAAATAGTTCGTAATAAATTTAAAGAAGCATTCAAATTAATAATATCTGGTACCGAAGATGAAACACAAAAATTTATTGCTAACTTTAAAGCAGAATTTAAAAGTTTACAACCAGAAGAAATAGCCTTTCCTCGTAGAGTTACAAACATTACAGATTGGCATGATAGAAAAACAATATTTAAAAAGAGTTGTCCAATACACGTTAGAGGTTCTCTATTACATAATTATTATCTTAAAGAAAATAAACTAAATAACAAATATGAACTTATAACAAATGGTGATAGAATTAAGTTTGTATATTTAAAATTACCAAACTCAATAAGACAAAACGTGGTATCATTTAAAGATGTGTTACCAAAAGAATTAAAACTACATAACTATATTAACTATGATTTACAGTTCGAAAAAACATTTATCGAACCATTAAATTTAATACTCAACCCAATCGGCTGGTCTGCCGAAGAACAAGCAACCTTGGAGGATTTTTTCGTATGAGTACAAACTGGTTTAAAGATATGCAAGACATGCATAAGAAATATGGTGTCGACAAATGGATGAATGAAGAAAAGAAATCCGATTGGTCAAGACTAAATAAGTACATGGATTTTAGAATTAAAATGATGCAAGAAGAACTTGATGAAACAAAGCAAGCATTTAAAGATAATAATCCAGAAGAAATAGTTGATGGTATTATAGACCTATGTGTTTTTGCTATCGGCACACTTGAAGTATTTGGTGTTGATGCTAACAAAGCATGGGATCAAGTATATAAAGCTAATATGTCAAAAGAAGTTGGCATTAAAGAAGGCAGACCTAATCCTCTTGGATTACCAGATTTAGTAAAGCCTGAAGGATGGGAAGGTCCAACGCATAAGGGAAATCATGGAAATATCACTGACTCTTTTCAATAGTATATTTGATAATAAGACTGAGAAAAAGTTAAAGTTTGAAAACTTTGATGCTTTCGAAAAAGCATTGTATGGTCTATCAAATCGAGTTATAAAAACTAAGAAAGATGCACCACTTATGTCGCCGGCACAGTATAAACCTAATACTACTCGTGCGAATGATAATGTTACAATATGGGCTGGCTGGTGCGCAGTCGATGTTGATGATTTTAAATATGAAGGAGATTTATATGACAATCTTCGTGCTAAGTTTGGTAGTTATAAGTTTGTCTGCTATTCTACTGCTAGCAGTACACAATCTTTACCAAAGTTTCGTATTGTCTTTCCACTTACAAAAAATGTTCAAGCTGAAAAGATTCGACACTTTTGGTTTGCTCTCCAAACGATACTCGGCGAAGTTGGAGATAAACAAACCAAAGATCTATCTCGCATGTATTATATTCCAGCAAAATATGATAATGCTTTTAATTTTATCTTTAGTAATGATGGCGTTGCTATCGATCCTGATGTGGTAATGAACAAAGTTCCATACAGAGAAAAGTCCGGAAGTAATTTTTTCGATAGACTACCAGAAGATATGCAAAAAGAAATTATAGAACATCGTAAATCTAAACTTGATAACACAAATGTAAATTGGTCATCATATAAGAATTGTCCTTTCTTTCCAAAACAATTAGAAAAAGAATATCGAATGATAAGTAGCAGTGGTTGGTATCATAAGATGTATCAGATCATGGTTGCTACAGCTGGTAATGCAGTTAAAAACAAATATCCAATTACAGCTCAAGAAATTACAGCATTATGTAGAGAACTTGATACTGAAACTGGTAATTGGTATAAGTCACGTCCATTAGAAAAAGAAGCCGATAGAGCTCTTGAATACGTCTACAAAAATATTTAGCTAAGATTAAAGTTTAATCCTTTACTTTTCTACTTTTTTATGGTAGAATAGATATATAAAATAGAGAAAATAGGAATAACCCGAAATCTCATTCAAATCTTTGCAAAGGAGCAAGTATGTTTGATAACTATAAAGCGCTAATCGCTGCGATCAAAAAAGCGAAAAAAGAACCAAAACAACTACCATTAGAAGAAATATCAAAACTTAATCATTTTCAAGTTAGAAATGTCGCGTCTAATAGTGTGCACATTGATACTATAGCTGAACGTATTAACGATAAGTTATGTACCACCGAAGGTATGGAGCCTATAATAATTTTACGAAATTATAAAGGTGCAGATTCAATGTTAGATGGTAATCATAGATACAGAGCAGCACTTAAATCTTGTGCTACTAAATATCCTGTGATTTATGTAGAAAAAGAAATACATGACGAGTATTCAGATTTACAACTTAGAGAATACGCCTTGATTTTAAATAAAATCGATGAAGAACCTAGTCTTCAAATTAATAAAGAAGACGTTAGAAAATTTTTAAATGCTTATTGGAATGAACACAAAAATTTTGATAACGTAAAAGTTTCATTAAGAAGAATGGGTTTAACTGATTCTATGGCTAACACTAGAATAAGAGAAACTAAAAGATTAATAGATCAAAATGCAATTTTGCAGTCTTATGGACCAGATACAGTTTGGAATAACTGGAGTGATCCAGCTATGCTTGAAAGAAAAAATCAAGAGATAGAAAAATATAAAAATCAAGTCGATAAAGTATTCGTAGTATCATCTGCTAACTTTACTTACGATCATATATTACCTATGTTGCTTGATCAAATGCCTAAAAGTCTTTTAATATTATTACATCATCCAAATGCATATGCAGAACAACAATGGAAAGCAAAGTGGAGAGAAAAGCATGAATTGTATATGGATAAGCTATGCGAAATGCTAAACATAACAAAATCTTGGGAAACACTACCTAAACATTCAATAAGCAAACTATAATCTTAAAAAATAAAATGCACTTTTTTTCATTTAAGTGCATTTTTTCCTTTACATTTACAAAAAACTATTGTATAATATATCTATAAAATGAAAAAAGCGGAGAATAAAATATGTACAAAGGTTTTCAATTCGAATTATTTCAACCATCATGGGGTGTAAATCCTGGGTTTAAGAATTTAGCTGATAAGCTAAACGAGCTCTTACCTTTACAAGGTAAAGTCCAATTTTCAAGATCTAAAAATAAAAATCTTGAATTATTTAGAAAAGCACAAAATGCTGTTTATGATCTTTTTAATAATGGTCTTTGTAATAGAAGATCCGAGTTTGTAAGTCTTTTTGGTTTCTCACCGTCATCTTCAAAATATTGGACTGATGTTAGTCTTAATGATATTGAAAACACAGTTGAAAAAAGATTTACACGAATTATTTTATCAGCAGCTAAAGAACAGGGAGTTCAATAATGTATTACGTTGATGCTTTTAAAAGTGATGTTATAATTGATATGAAGACTGGTATGGAAGTAC